GTTGCCAAAAGAGAGGGTAGGTTTGTACCGTGTGACTTCTTCGCCAAAGATGTCTGGTGGCGAGGCATAGCTGACTTACTGATTATCAACAAGGAGAAGCGCACCGCGTATCTGGTCGATTACAAGACCAGCAAGAACGCCAAGTACGCAGACACTAAACAGCTGGACTTGCTAGCCGGTGCTGTGTTCGTGCACTACCCCGAGATAGTTGAGATCAAGTCTGGCTTGTTGTTTGTGGTTAGCAATGAGTTCGTAAAGAAAAAGCACGAGTACATAATGAAGTCGTCGTACCTGAACTGCATGGAGCCAGAGCTGATTAGGTTAGAGGCGGCAATGAAGAACGATGTCTGGAACCCTGTAACAGGGCCGCTGTGTAAGTTCTGCCCTGTTACGGAGTGCACACATAACAGGAGGGGATGATGAGTGAAGAGCTAGACCAGCAAGCTATTGATACGGCAATTATTCTTGAGAATAAAGTAAGAGAGCGAGTGCGAGACGAGGTAGAGCATGTAGTGCGTGAGCTAGTAGTAGACCAAATCCGCGCAAGTTTAGCAGTAGAAAAACACGCCATGATTATGGAGATAACCACAAGCATCAACCAAATGCTACGGGGCTTTATTGAACAAGAGCGAAAACCGTTGTGGGAAAGCACACCTGAAGAATTTGGTCTTACGCATGAAGAGCTTAACCGTTCATCCATGAGGCGTTTAGATGACATACAACAGGAGATAAACAATGCCATACGTAAACAAACCTAGACCGTACAAGAAAGAGTACGAGCAGTACCAAGGCACCCCCGAGCAGCTTAAGAAACGTGCTATGCGTAACAAGGCACGAGCTGACATGATGAAAGACGGCAAGGTGCAGAAGGGCGACGGTAAAGATGTAGCCCATACCAAAGCTTTGTCTAAGGGTGGCACCAATGCAACCGGCCTCAAGGTCGAGAGTGCTGGCGCTAACCGGTCATTCCTGCGTGGCTCTGATCGTAGCTTGAAGTCTGAAGTAAGCAAGCGCGAACGTAAGAAGTGACAATAAAGCACTATCCTGCGGATGGGGAAGAGCCTGTAGACGTTGAAATGTCTACGGAAGAAGCACGGATGATCTGGCTAACAATGCTAGGTTCAGGTTGGGTAGACGAGGCAGTGCTTATGGATGCGCCGTTTCGTTCACCGCTCGACATTGCTGGTATGGTTTTAGACTATGAAGGTTTGATCGAGTTTGACTTTAACAAACAAAAAATAAAACTTAGATGCAGATCGTAGATAACAAAGTCATCGTCATTCGAACGAGGCGTCCGCACCTCGTTACAGAGAAGATCAAGAAAAGCAAAATCATCGGCTGGCTCCCTGATGGGCTGCACGATGTCGCAGTTTATTACGGACTCAAAGAAGTTCAGGAGCTAGCTAAATTGAACATAAAGAATGTACCCTCGACTATAACAAGGGACTACAAGTGGCCGGGGCAGTTCAAGCCATTTGCACACCAGAAAGATACCGCATCGTTCTTAACCCTACGCAAGAAGGCGTTCTGCTTTAACGAGCAGGGCACAGGCAAAACCGCTGCTGTTATCTGGGCGGCTGACTACCTGATGAACATAGGCGCGATACGTCGGGTGCTTATCATCTGCCCCTTGTCTATTATGAAGTCGGCATGGCAACAGGACTTGTTCCGCTTTGCTGTGCACCGGACATGCGACATAGCCTACGGCAAACGTGAGCAACGTAAAGCTATTATCAACAGCGATGCAGAGTTCGTCATCATTAACTTCGACGGGGTGGAGATAGTCCAAGACGACATAAACAACGGTGACTTTGATCTTATCGTCGTCGATGAAGCATCTGCATATAAAAACATACAGACTAACCGTTGGAAAACGCTTAAGGCTCTGAACTCTCCTGACCGATGGCTATGGATGCTGACAGGCACTCCCGCTGCACAGTCACCAGTCGATGCGTTTGGTCTAGCTAAACTGATTAACCCTGAGAAGATACCCAAGTTCTTCGGGCAGTTCCGCGACAAGGTCATGGAAAAGGTCGGGCAGTTCCGCTGGGTGCCACGCAAGGATGCCGAAGTCATAGTACATAACTCACTACAGCCAGCCATCCGGTTTGAAAAAGCGCAGTGTCTTGACCTGCCGGATGTTACCTACGTGGAACGTGACGCACCGCTGACCCCTCAGCAAGACAAGTATTACAAGACGCTCAAGCAGCTGATGGTTATGCAAGCTGCGGGTGAGGAAGTAACGTCAGTCAATGCTGCGGTGCAGGTTAACAAGCTGCTACAGATTTCAGGCGGCGCGGTGTATTCCGATACGAAAGAAGTTATCGAGTTCGACGTATCGAACCGGCTGCGCGTGGTTCAGGAAGTCATCGAGGAGGCTAGCCACAAGGTGCTGGTTTTCGTGCCGTTCTCGCACACCATACGCCTACTGAAAGAACACCTTACGAAAGAAGGCATAACGTGCGGCGTTATCAGCGGACAAGTTTCCATTGGGCAACGTAATGATCTGATAAGCGCGTTTCAAGAACAGCAAGACCCGAAGGTATTAATCATTCAACCACAGGCAGCTAGCCATGGGCTTACACTAACCGCCGCTAATGTAGTAATCTGGTACGCCCCTGTCACTAGTGTGGAAACCTACTTGCAAGCGAACGCACGTATCAATAGGCCGGGGCAGAAGAACGCCATGACCATTGTGCACATTAAGGGTAGCGAAGTAGAGAAAAGAATGTACTACATGCTGCGTAACAACATAACCAACCATAACAAGATCATCGAGCTGTACAAACAAGAATTGACTGAAAAGTAGTTGACAATGTCAATCAATGTTGTATACTAGGTTCACGGACGAAAGCGGATGCTGTACACCAGTGTATGAAAAAGGGCATGTACGCTGATGACACTATAGTGCGTACGGGTAACTACAGACGCAGCGAGTAGTCCACCACTTAACTAGGGGAAATATATGAAATATCTAATCGTAGTCTGGGCACTTGTATCTGCCGGAGTTGTTTACGCTGGGTGCACTCAGCACAGCTATCAGGTTAACGGTCGGTTCGTATACTGCACCACTTGTTGCGACCCTAACGGTAACAACTGCAACACGTTCTGTAATTAAGTTGGTATAGCCCAGCGGGAGGTGGCGCTAATAACACCCGCAGTGGGGGCCGGGAATATCCTTTCATGGTATCGAGTTTCCTGTGATCCCGGTGACCCCACGCTATAACTATAGGAGCTAGCATGGACATAACAGATTTCCCAGCAGATAAGCTGGCCGAGTTGTATTTGAAGATACGAGATAAGCGAGACGAGCTTACGAGAGAATACGAAGAGAAGCACCGTGAATTAAATGAGCAGCTTGAAGTTCTATCCGACGAGATGCTAGAGCTGTGCAAAGAGAACGGTGCGGACAGTATAAAAACCCCAATCGGCACAATCATCCGTAGCGTAGCTACTCGCTACTGGACTAACGACTGGGACTCTATGTACAACTTCGTCAAAGACAACGATGCGTACGGGCTGTTGGAACGTCGCATTCATCAGAGCAACATGAAGCAGTTTGTAGATGAGAACCCTGACAAGTTCCCAGCAGGAATGTTAGTAGATAGTAAGTACAAAATTGTCGTCCGTCGTGGGCGTAAATAAAGGAGCTACATATATGAGCAACGAAGTATCTATCTTTAAGAACCGTGACCTTGCTGTAGCTGGCAAGAAAGCACCAAGCGCCCTGACTCAATCGCTGATGAAGGGTGGTAGCAGACTTAAGCGCATCTCCCCTCGTGCTGGTAAGTTCGTACGTGTTGTGAACGGTGACGCTGCGGGCAAGATGAACCCACCAATGCGTGTAGTCTTAGTTGGTGTAGCCCAAGCGTCTGCACAGCGTACGTTCTACATGAAGGCTTACGACCCAAGCGCGGAAGCTGCGCCGCCTGACTGCTGGTCGAACGACGGCGTTAAGCCAGATGCCAACGTGAAGGCTCCGCAAGGTAAGACATGCGAGACCTGCCCACAGAACATCAAAGGCTCAGGTCAAGGTAGCACCCGTGCTTGCCGCTTCGAGCGTCGCATCGCTGTTGTTCTGCCAGACGAGGTAGGTAGTAACAACCAAGGTGATGTGTATCAAGTTAAGCTGGCATCGAAGTCTATCTTCGGCAAGGGCGCTGGTCAGCTCTTCCCATTGAACGCCTATATCGATTATGTTATTGCGAATGGCGAGAACATCGACGGCGTTATCACCGAGATGAGCTTTGACGAGGACGATAACCAGCAGGTGCGTTTCCGTGCAGTCGATTTCGTAGGTAGCCATCCAGAGCTGCAAGCTGTTGTCGATGAAGCCGTTGGTTCTACAGAGGCACAGAAGGCAGTCACTCTAACCGTTGCCGTTGTCGATAAGGGCGAGGACGATAATGACGAGGAGTTTGAAAGCGCCGCTCCTGTTAGCGGGAAGGTGGACAAAGACGCAGAAGTTGGTCAGGTGGTTGAGCCTACTAAGCGTACGTCGAAAAAGACGGAAGTCGCAGCAGATGCGTCGCCAAAGAAAAGCCTCGCCGACGTAGTGAACGCTTGGAGTGAGGACGAGTGATGAGTTACGGATACAGCACACACATCGTTCAGCTGAACAAGAAGGCCGATGCGTCGTTGCTGGGTGTAACTCTGGGCAGGTTCTGCATAGCTAGTTCTATACCGGTAACTGCACTTACCGAGAAGCTAGGCATCAGCCGCCAGACTGCTTACAACTGGTTTGTAGGTAAGCGCAACCCACACCCTAAGTATCATGCAGCTATCAACAAACTGCTAAAACGACGTAGTTGACGGGGGCCAACCCGCTTGGCCCATTGGGAAGGAGCAATCCTTCCCTTTTTTTGCCCCTAAATAAAATGACAAACTTTGACCTGCTTGATGCAGTACTAGCACCTGAGGGCTGGTTCGCTGTCGTGGGAATCAAAGGCAAACGAGTTAAGCAAGAACTTGTACAAACCAGAGAAGAGGTAGATGAGCTAGTAGCCGCATGGGTGGGGGAAGAAAACAACCTGTACTTCGGCTGCGCTAAGTTTGAAACGGGAGATAACCGGTTAGGAGAGAACGCTAAGTACTTCAAGGCGCTCTGGATCGACATCGACTGTGGAGAAGATAAAGCCGACAAAGGCGAAGGCTACATCGATCAGGCAACAGGTTTACAAGAACTGCAACGCTTTTGCCGGACAGTA